AAGAGATTATTAAAAATGTATTGATGCCATTCCTTGTCGCCCCGCAAGATATGAAGAGGCGTATTGATATCCGCGAAATGGAAGACTTGCTGATTAAAAAAGGCAAGATGAAAGAAGAAGACAGAATGGTATTTGTAAATAACTCAAAGATGATAGCTTTGTCTTCTGCTAGTTACACATTCGAAAACTTATACAAGACTTATCAAGAGTGGATAAATCAAATTACATCTCCAGAAAAGGGAGAGTCTTCTTATTTTGTTTCTCAATTTGGATTTGAAGCTTTGCCGGCAGAGATGATAGATAAAACAATTATTGAAGAAGCTCAAAGTGGAGGCACTTCTCACTCATCTTTTCTTAGAGAGTATTGCGCGCAATTCACTGATGGTTCAGACAGTTATTTTAGTGCAAAGAAAATGGAAGACTGCACTTTAAAAGATGAGTACCCTCACACTTTAATCAGAGGAACTCCAGGAAAAAAATATATTGTAGGGATAGACCCAAACATGAGCGATAGTCCAAATGCTGATTATTTTGCTATTGCTGTTATGGAATTAGATGAAGAGACAGGGGTCGGGATACTTGTTCATACTTACTCTGGTCTTGGCAACTTAAATAATCACGTTAAATATTTTGGGTATTTAATGACTCATTTTGAAGTTGTATGTGTTGTAGCCGATAATGCTGGCGCAGACATATTTATAGACACATGCAATCAATCCGAAGTATTTAAAAATGCAAAAATAAATATTAAACTATTAAATTTTACAGCAGAAGCAGAAGGCCCAGACTACGATATGCAAGTCAAGAATGCTAGATCGCAATATAATCTATCTGAAAAAAGAATAGCATTCAACCAAGTATTTTCTTCGAACTTCATTAGAAAAGGAAACGAATATCTTCAAGCGTGTATTGACTATAAGAAAGTTTTATTTGCTTCTAGGACTTGTTCTAATGATAAATTTTTTAATGAATCAATCGCCTGCTCTTTGCCAAAAGAATTAATATTTTCAGGAGATAAAGAAGATTGGAGTAATTTAGATTTCTTAGAAAATCAAGACGACTTTATTTACCAAACAAAAAAACAATGCTCTATGGTAGAATACACCACTACTTCTAGAGGTATGCAAAACTTTGATTTACCTCAGCATTTAAAGCGAGGTTCTTCGGTCACAAGAGCTAGAAAAGACAACTATTCTGCGTTTATGTTGGCTAACTGGGGAGTCAAATGTTATAACGATATAATGAAACAAAATGTAGAAACTGACACATTTACTTTTACTCCGGTAATGTTTTAGTGTAACTTTAATATAGTATGGCGAATTTAGTCAGAAGGAAACAGGTAGATCAAGTTGAGTTTTCCGGCTTCTTTGTTGAAGTCGGAAATCAAAACTATTATCCAGTCGCTTCTAATCCTTCTGGATTTCTTACTCAAGCTGGGCTTAACACAGCGACGGGTACACTAAATACAAAAATAGATAACTCTTCTGGATACGCCAGCTCAAATACATTAGCGACAGGTCAATACGCTGCTATATATACTAATTCTGTAAGCGGAATTTTAGACGCTAGGCTAGTCTCTTCAGGATCTAATTTAAGTGGTTCTATTACCTCTTTGAGTGGGTACGTAAATACTGTAAGCGGAAATCTTTCAACTACCATATCTGGTACTGGAGGCTTTTTAAATTCTAAAATTAACACTCTGAGCGGTTATTCTACTTCTTATACTAACACTGTATCAGGAGTACTAGACGCTAAGATTACTGCGTCCTCAAATGCGTCAACTATAACCAGCATTGTAAGTGGAGAAAATTTTCAGTTTACTGGAAAAAAGATTTTTAATTCAGATTCGACTTTTCAAAGAATAAATTTAAGCGGAGTCGGAAAGCCAAGTTCTATAGCAATAGTTGCGGCTTCTGGATCAGTATCGATAGTAGGTTCCGGCGGCGCATTCATATCTTTTATAGAAACTGGAGTAACTAACTCTTTGTACTCTGTGGCTGATTCTGCTGGGCTTCCGATGCTGGAGTTATTTGATGATTACACTTTAGTTCTTGGGCATTCTAGTAGAAAATCAATAGTATTAAGTGGTATCTCTGGATATGTTTTATTGCCAAATTTACCAACTCAAACCCAAACAGGATCGCTTCCTAGCGGTACGCTTTTCAGAAGCGGTAATTTTCTGATGATTTTATAAGGATTTCAAAATGAGAAAAAAGAAACAACCAGAAGTAATGCCGATGATGACCAGCTATGCTACAGCATCTGAGCAGGCGTCTATACCTGCTCGTAGAAATTCAGCTGGCACTATCGAAAGGACAGAAAGATTCTCAAACATTGATTACGGTTTGGTTCCTTTTAAATATTCTAACAATGTTCAAAATAAGAGTTCTCTAAATATTAGAGACGCAGTAGTTTTATGCCAGAAAGCTTATTACAATTTTTCTTCTTTTAGAAATGTAATCGACTTGATGACTGAGTTTTCTTGCAGTAAAATTTACTTCACTGGAGGGAATAAGAAAGCTAGAGATTTTTTTGATGCCTTATTTAAAAAAATTAATATAGATAATTTTATAGATAAGTTTTTTAGAGAATACTATCGCTCTGGGAATGTATTCATTTATAGATTCGATTATAAAGTCGGGCAAGAAGATATAAATAAAATAACGCAAGTATTTGGTAGTGATATCTCAACTGCTGCTGCTCCCAGCCTTAAGTTGCCATCTAAATACATGATATTGAACCCGTCAGATATCCAGTATGGCGGAAATATTTCTTTTGTTGGCGGCAATTATTATAAAATTCTTACAGATTATGAATTGCAAAGACTTCGTAACCCAACTACAGATGAAGATAGAGAAGTCCTAAAGAGTTTAGACGAGCAAAATAAACTAAGGTTGCAAAAGAAAGTATTATCTGGAGCGGGAGCTTACATAATGATTCCTCTTGATACAGATAGAGTTAACGCTGTATTTTACAAGAAGCAAGATTACGAGCCATTCTCTGTGCCTATGGGTTTCCCAGTTTTAGAAGACATTAACTGGAAGCAGGAAATGAAAAAGATGGACATGGCCATCACTCGCACAACTCAGCAAGCGGTATTGCTAATTACAATGGGTAGTGAGATGAAAAATGGCACGCTCAATATTAATCAAAAAAATATTGAAGCTATGCAAACTCTTTTCCAAAACCAATCAGTAGGAAAAGTTCTTGTTTCTGATTTCACTACAAAAGCAGAGTTTGTTATCCCTGATATAGCAGCTATTCTTGACCCAAAGAAATACGAAGTAGTAAACACAGACATCCAACAAGGTTTAAATAATATTCTTATTGGAGATGAAAAATTCTCAGCTACTAGTATCAAAGTAAATATATTCTTCCAAAGATTAGAGCAGGGAAGGCAAGCTTTCTTGAATGATTTCTTAGCTCCAGAAATTAAAAGACTTTGCAAAGATTTAGGTTTTAAAAATTTCCCAACTCCTCATTTTGAAGAGATTGATATTAGAGACACTTCTGTATGGAATAGAGTATCAGCTCAATTAGCTCAGTTAGGCATCTTGACTCCCGACGAGTGCGTAGAAGCTATAAGATCAGGAAGACTTCCAGAACCAGACGAGTCATTAGAATCTCAAAATAAATTCAAAGGCTACAAAGACGACGGTTTATATGCTCCTATCGCTGCTGGTGGCGGAGCTGGGCCCATAGGGACCGGAAGACCTCCCGGAGCAAAAGCCCCTCAAACAACTAAAAATACTTCGCCAAAAGGAGAGAATAAAAAAGCACCAGCCATAGCTTCTTATTCTGTAAAAAACATATCTCAGTCTTTTAAAGATTACGAAACATTGAATGCTGAAGTAGAAGATTTCCTTAAGAAAAAACATAAAAAGAAATCTCTTAATAATGACCAAAAAACAGTAGCAGAATCTATAGCGAAAGACATCTTTATGAATGAGAAAAAAGACTCCTGGTCGTCTTCTATAAAATCATATCTGAATGGAGAAGCGAAACAAAATATAGAAAGACTCGAAGAATTAACTAATATATCACAAGAACATTCTATTGATCTATTTTCTGCTGCTGTATTAAATTATAGTCAAAATAGTCAATAATTTGTGTAATATAATAAGACAATGCAAAAAGAACTGCAAATCGAAGGGGTAGCGATTGCTGGCAAATCAGAGAAAGTAGATTTTTATCTAGACTTTTCTCTGAAGCTGATGTCTGTGCTGAAAGAGAAGGTCCATGAGTATAACACTAATAATAAGAAAAAAACTACCATAAATCAACTAATAGAACAGTATTCAAACGCAGCTTCTTCTTACATTAAGGACGAGTCGATTGATATAAACACTTATTCAATGGCTAAGGTTAATAGTTTTCTAAATGGGAGCAAGGTGGAGATAAGCGTAGAAAAAGCTAAGGAAGAATTAAAAAAATCAGGGCTAGAGTTTGATTTTGGTAATTTGAATAATTTGTATATAGCTTCTCCAAAAGACAAATGCAATAAGTGGTACGAAATTTAATTATGAGCTTTAAATATATTACAACATTTAGTTCTGTCCTGAAGCCATTAGTTTCCGAAGAGAAAGATAAGTACTTAGCATTAGCTTCTTTAGCAGAAGTTGGCAGTTTCATTCCAAATGTTGACACAGAGAAGAACGTAGATTTGCTTCCTGTTGCATTTAATGCTGCTGTTGTAAATAGAGTAAACAGAAACGGTGATGTTATTGACAGTTTAACTGCTCTTGCATCTTACAAAGATTTTATAAATAAACCAATCAATTTCGAACATAATAGAGAAAAAATTGTTGGTGTTATTTTAACCGCTGGGTTTAGTGAGTTCGGATCAGATACTCCTCTTACGGAAGATCAAGTAAAAGATCTAAAGGGTCCATATAATATTACTCTTGGCGGGGTTATTTGGAAAATAGCTAATCCTAATTTAGCTACAATGATAGAAGATTCGAGTGACTCAACTAGTGCCAATTATCAAAAGATAAGTGCTAGTTGGGAGCTTGGTTTCAATGAGTATAATTTGATAGTCATTGAAGGAGAGTCAAAGAATATAGAAGATGGTTCAGAAATTTCTGATGCAAGCGAGATCGAAACACTAAAAGCGAATCTTAGAACATTCGGCGGCTCAGGAAAGATAGATAAAAGCAAATCACTATACAGAAAAGTAATAGGTAATGTTGTTCCTCTTGGAATTGGTCTTACAGAGACTCCTGCTGCTGATGTAAAAGGAGTCGCCACTATTAAAATTGAAGAAAAACAACAGCCTGAAGAAGAAAATATTTCCAAAATAGAAAATTTAGATGTAAATACTCTTATAGATAATAAAGCTATGAAAATTACCAGCCTCAAAGATATTAACGATGAGAATTTGAAGCAAGCTACGGCTTCTCAAATTTCTGATCTGATCGAACAAGAGCTTAAGACAGCTTCGGAGAAATTCGCTGTTGAAAAAGCTTCTGTTGAATCGCAACTAAAATCTACCAAGGAAAGCTTGGATACTTTGGTTGCTAACCAAGACTCTCTCCAGAAAGAGATATCTGCTCTTAAAGAAGCTCTTTCTACTGCTGAAGCTGAAAAACAAAAGATTCTAGCTTCTGAGAAGTTCAATGAGAGAATGAGCGCTTTTGATGCTGAGTACGATTTAGACGCTGAGACTAGACAAATTTTAGCTACCGAGATAGCTGAAATGGAAGACTCTGCTTTTGCCGCCTTCAAAGATAAGATGGCCGTGTTCATGAAGAGCAAGAAAAAGGGGCAGAAAAACGATAAGAAAGAAGACGATAAGGAATCTAAAGCTTCCGTCGCCCAAATTGTAGAAGAGGTTACTGATAAAGCTGAAAAGCAAGTTGTTGATATTCCAATGACTTCTTCAGCTTCTCAGACTTCTCTTTTCGAAAAATACAAACAAGCTTTTGACTACGACGGTTTCGTGGTCGGATAATAACAAAAAATAAGGAAAAATATGGCTTATAAACTAAGACCTTTTAGAGATTTTGACGAGCATGATGTATTAAATCTGTTCTCATACGACACAACCGGTTTATCCGCTGGATCAATCAGTATCACCAAGGGAACCTTGGTCAAGATTGCTACTGGATGGAAAAACTATGATTCAGGCGTTGAGCTTGGCGGTGGAATAGAATTCATCGGCGGAGCTGGCACCTTGCAACCCGCAAACGTTGTTTCCCAACGTTACGGAGTAACCGCTAAAGTTGTTTATTCCAATACTGGTGAAACACCAATTGGTTTGATGCTTTATGACGTTAAAGACGCTGACGAAAATGGAGAGCTTCTCAAGTATAAGCCTCGCAAGGCTGCTGAGATGCAAGCTGTAATTCCTGGACAAGCTGTTCCAGTAGTTACCCGTGGTATCTTCCTAGTTCAAGGTGTTCTTGGAACTCCTACCGCTGGTGGAACCGCTTACGCTGGCGGCACAGGACAAATCACCGCATCAACCGGAAATTACCCAATTTCTAACGTCGCTATCGGCAAGTTCCTCGGAGCCGCTGATGTCAATGGTGAAACCCTTGTGAAATTGGCTCTCTAATATATAAAGGAAAATTAACATGAGAATTAAACTTAAAAATACACCAGAGCAAGTTGAGCTGATTAAAGCGCTTGGCTCTAAGAACAGACTGGTTTCTGCTGAAGCTTCTGAAGCTTTCGCCGCTTTCCTTGGGCCTGTTATTCAAAGAGTAATTTTGCAAGCTGGAACAGCTTCTCAAATTTACACAGACGCACCATTCGATGAGAATGATTCACCTAGCTATCCTCTAGACTTGTATTACAACGAGTTGAACAATGGATACGTTAGCGTTTGGTCTCAAACTCTTGCTGGTGGATTACCTTCGGCTCAAGACGTTTCTGCCATTCAAGAAGTAAAGATCGCCACCTATCGCTTAGACAGCGCTGTTTCAATCAATAAGAGATATGCTCGCCAAGCTCGCTTGGACATTATCGCTAAGTTGGTTGAGCGTATGTCTCAAGAAGTTCTTGTTAAGCAAGAGCGTAATGCTTGGGCAGTATTGCTCAAGGCTCTAGGCGAAGCTTCTACCACTCCTCAAGGTGGCACTGCTCTTAAGCACTTTATTGAGGCTGGAGTAGCTGGACAATTCAAGCTAGACGATCTAAACAAACTCATGACTCGCGTCAAGAGAGTTAATGAGTCTTGGGCTGGCGGCACCCCTGCTGATCCATACAGCACTGGGTTGACTGATCTTTACGTCTCTCCTGAGATTAAAGAGAAAATCCGTGCTTTCGCTTATAACCCACTAAACACTGTTGGCGGTATCCGAACAGTTACTACTAGCGGAGCTTCTGAAAGCGCTATCGCTCTTCCTGACGGAATGAGAGAAGAGATCTATCGCAACGCTGGTATGCAAGAGATTTACGGTGTAAATATCATTGAGTTGATCGAGCTTGGCGTCTCCAAGAAGTACAACGTTCTCTTTGATAACTATATCACTAATATGCCTAGCTCCACTGCATTTGATCCTTCCGTTTATCAGATTCTTGTTGGAGTTGACAACACCAAGGGCGCTTTGATTCGTCCAGTTGCTACCACTTCTGAAACCGGAAGCCAATTCAATGTTCAACCTGATGATCAGTTTATGCAAAGAACTGACAAGGCTGGATTCTATGGCTCTATGGAAGAGGGTCGTATCTGTATCGATGCCCGTGCTCTTTCTGGTATTATTGTCTAATAAATTCAGTTCTAACAAAACCCGCTGGGGAAACCTGGCGGGTTTTTTATTTGATTTATTTGTTTTTATTGTTATAATTTATTATGAATAAGAAAAAGACTAAGCTAAAAGACTTATCTCAAATTGATGCTAAAGAAGAAAAAGCGAAACCAACTACTCTAGATCAAATTTGGGGCGATAGTGGATTAAGTAAATATAACACTATGGATTTTGAAGAGTACAAGGCTCGTATTAATTCTATGAATAGAACAGACATACAAGCTCACGCTGTGCAGATCGGAATGTTGCCAACAGATAATCATCAGATGCTAATCGCTAGATTAGAGAGAGAGTTCTTGAGGCATATCGGATCTTATTCTGCGCCAGGAGAAACCAAACAAAAAAACACTAAAATACCAAAAGAAGTACAGAAGATATTAGCAGAAGGAAGGTAATCTTGTGTAATTTTAGTTAATGGCTAATCTAATTAGGCTAAAACAGATAGATAAGCCTGAACTATCTGGTTACGTAATAGATATTACTGATGGAAGTTATTACCCGATAGACAATCCTTCTGGGTATATTTCTTCTGTAGCATCTAATTCCGCTTTTGTCACTTTAAGCGGGAATTTAGTTTCCACTGGTTACAATTTAAACGCTCAAGATTTAGCTTTAAGCGGCACTCTTACTTCTTTAGTCAATGCTACGGGAGTAAATCTTCAAAATAAAATAAATTCTTTAAGCGGAGTAGTGATTAATACTATTTCTGATCTTGGTACTGTATCTGGATTAACTAGTTCGGCAATTTATTTAACAACTGGATTAGATTACAGAACAAGCGGGGCTATTAGTGGGCAAGTAGCAATTCTTAACGCTACAATTACTGGAACTAGTGGAGTATTGAACGCTAAGATTTCTAATGTTAGCGGAAATTTAAATTCTAGGATTTCAGTACTAGAAACAAATTTTGCAACGACAGGAAGCAACTTTGTTGATCTTAATTCTAATGGACAAGTTGTAGAAGGGGCTAAGACTTTCAATAATAGGATTTCTTTTAAGCAAATAGATTTAATTCCATTTACTGGAAACTATTCTAATCCTGGAGGAGAACATCAAATAGTTTTTACTCAATTTATTAACGATTACGCTTTTGCGGCTAGCGGATATGGTATGGCTACTGGAGATTTATTTGTAACAAAAATAATGCAGCAGAATAATACAGAATGTATTATCTCTTCGATTATATTTACAGGATCTTATTAAAAAATGAAAACAGAATATGGATCAACAGACGCCGCTGCGAATTCTTGTGTTTTATTATATGATTTTTTTGGTAATTCTTACGCGGGTGAGCCAACTGTAAATTTATTTACACAACCAATTGGTGCGACAATATTTTCTGGAGTTTATGCGAGCAGCGTTGATGATTGCGGAGTTTCTGGAACGATAGTTTATTTAAACGGAGATAAAGCCGTTGATTTCCCTCCCGGACCAGCTCTTGTTACTGGTTATTTAGATTTTACGCAAACTGGTGGAGGCGGCACTGCTCCAGCGGATGGATATTATATTTTAAATATAAGTGGGAATAAAAATTATACAATTTGCGGCGCGTCATCTGTAGTTAATAGCAATGGCTTATTTACTGGTCTTTACGATGGTTTTGCGATTACGCCACAGGCATCTGGAAGAGCATTTTTTAAATTAGATTACTCAGATAATTTAAATGGTCAAGGTAATTTTTTCTCTAATGCTACTGGAAATTATCGCCCAACAGACTCTATATACAAATACAATTTTACTGGGAGTCAAAAAGAAACCGCTTCGATAACAAACAAACACGGTTTCCAAGTAAAGATAAACAAAGGAGACACTTACACGGCTTCTGCTGAAGTTTTTGTTTCTTCTAATCATCCTAGAACAGGAGTTCTGCCTGTGATAAGTCTTACTCCAACATCCACTGGATCTTACGCCATTTTAACTGGAAGTTACAATTTTGATCAAAAAGGCACTTGGCAGAAAGTAAGTGAGAAAATATTTTTGCCAGCTACAACTAGTAATACTACAGCTAACGCTACTTATTACGAAGTTTCAGTTAAACAAAAAACCGCAGCTCATCCTTATTATGGATCTGGCTCGGCTCAAGGATTTGTGATTGGAAATACAGAAGGCAGAGTCTTAAATTTATATAGAGGGACAACTTATGTGTTTGTGCAATCGAACTCTTCCAATGTAAATGATGAGTTCTATATATCTACAACAGCAGCTGCTGGGGGAGGGTCGAATGCTTACGCTAATGGTTTTTCTTATTATGGAAACGAAGGATTTGACGGCTACGCAGTGTTTTCAATTCCATCTAACGCTCCATCAATATTGTTTTATAATTCTCAGAAAGATAACTCATCTTACGTTGGTGGAAAAATAAATGTTTTGGGATCCTTTACTGTCGGGAACGTTGGAAACGCTGGAAATGCTGGAAGCGGTGGAAGCTCTGGCTTTAGTGGGTCAACAGCAACTTCTGATTCTTATCAAATATGTTTTGATCCAACGAGGAATGAATTTCAAACTTTGCCTTTGAATGGCGGATATATTCTTTATAAAAATATGCAAGTAGAAAAGAATAAGCCTATGTTTAAAGGCGTAATTCATTCTACAAAATTTACGCCGACATCAAGAAGCGCATACTCGTCGCTAGTCGACTTAACTGGAGGAGACAATAACTCCAACTTGGTCAACGCTATGTTCGATTCTAACTCTAACTTGCTATTCGGCAACAGAATAAATTTACAAGATGGAGGATTAGTAGATATAAATTTAAAATACAATAAATCAAAATTATTCTCTATCGGAGATAACGCTACGCAAACTTACGATTTTTGGTTCACTCAATCTAGAGCTTCTTATCAAAGAGCTTTTTTATTTGCAAGGTCTAATGCCATTGTCGGCGATTACTTTTTAGAAAACCAAGGCTATCCTCAATTGATTTACATTCAAGATAAAAGGGTTTATTTTAGTTTTACTTCTTCAGGTAATGAAATTTTATCTGGATACTCTGAGCAGTTGATTGAATTAAATATTTTATATAACGTAACTGTTTGTATTAATACTTATCTTGGAGATGGTTCCAAGGTTGATATTTATGTAAATGGAGTGAAAGGGACAGTAACAATAATATCTATTTCAGAGCCGCCGAGCAATTTCTCATTTAATAACGTCGCATCTTCTACTGGTAATATTGGGTTGTCTGGAAATGTAGGATTTCAAGGTAGCAATAATAATTTTTATTGTGTTTCTGCTTATGATTCAAATGGAGAATCTAGAGCTTCTAGCGCCATTTCAGTATCTTCTGACCCATTAAAAAAATCAATTCGATTATCTTGGAATATAGTAAGTAGCGCAACCGGTTATTACTTATACAGATCTAGCTCTCCTGTTTTCAGCTCCTCCTCTTTACTCGCAGACATTAACAACAAAAATATTTTAAACTACACAGACGAGAACTTCCAATTAAGACCCGGCTTCCCAAAAGCAGCAGCAAAATACACTTACAATTACAATAAAAATATAAATTTTCTTGTTGATAGCTCTTCAGCTAGAGCTTGTTTTGGAAATTATCCATTGAGTTCTTTTACGCTTAATCACTTCGAGGGATACATCTATAGGCTAGCAATATACAAAATAAAATTGACAGAGCAGCAGGTTAATAGGAACTATAATTCTTTTCTGTACAAATATATAT